ATTTATTCTTGCCGTTTTTGTAAATACCAAACATAGTTAGCAAGAACAAGCCAGCTGTAGCTAAAGCCCCACTTATAGCGTTAATCTTTACATAAGGCTCGTCGGAAAGAATGGCGATTGCGACTTGTGGTGCGATTGCACTTGCACCCAAGAGCAGGTCACCGATGATATACACAATTAGCTTGGTTCGTTTACTGATACCTTTGATGATCTCCTGAGCCTCATCTGTCTCAGCTAGTCCTTGTACTAGCTTAGCTTCTTCGGCGGTCACTTTTTCGATTGCTTCGATGTCTTCTTTAGTGAATGCTGGTGTTGCCATTTTTTCCTCCTTTGGTTTATTATTTGGCACTTCCTGTGGTTTTTCTGATTCAGATGGCTTTGTATACGGTTCACTTGGTTTTGGTGATTCTGGCTCTTCTGGTGGTGTTGGTGTGGTTATTTTACCCAATGCCTTGAGTTCGTCAATTGATACTCTAGCCGTCGAAAAATCCAGATTGCCACCATAGCCATCAATTTTGCCGGTATCGGTAAACTGATGGATTAGCGCGCCGTGTGCGTAATTGTCTTTCGTGCCGTAATTCGGATACCAATCTACGCGTTCTAAGCCTAATTTCTGAATAATAGCTTCACCTGCATAAGTGAATACCTGTTTACCAGTTTTCTGTAAGACTAAGTTCTTAAACGCTTTCAACTGCTCGACTGTTCCCCCGAAATCTGGCTCTAGGTCGACAAATAGAAGTGGTGCGTTGACAAGCTTTTGAGCTTCAATAAAACGCTCTGCTTCAGTCTTCGCTTCTTCATCGGTTGAAAAATAAGGCAACCAGTAAATCCCTAGTAGCTTATCACCCGCGGCTTTAGCGAATCTGACCAGTTTAGGGTCAATTTTATTAGCATCGCCTCCGTAACTTTGACCGACATGACCAGCTTTGAGAATAACGCCAGCAAACTTATGAAAATGATTTACAATAGCGTCGTCTTGATGATTTGAGACATCTAGTATAATCTTACTGTAGTCTTCTTGTGGCTCTGGTTGAGGTGTAGATTGAGGCGTTAGATCTGGCAAATCGTGTAAGTCTTTATCCTCAAACAATTGACGGCTCATATATTTACCACTACGTGCTGTAACGTACCAAACAGTATCTCCAGCGACTGCTTGACCATTCGTAATATAACCTTTCATCGCAATGACGTCGCCTTTTTCTAGTTCCTGAAAAATAGCTGAATTTGTGTTAGCTTCGTCGCGTGCATTGCCATCCTCTTCCATTTTTCTATCTGTCGGCTGAGTTTCGTCGTAATCTTCAGCAATTCGTCGTCCGTCGCAACAATACGAATATCCGAGATAATCTGGACCATAATTTCCCATCCAGTTCATAAGCTCTTCAATGCTGTTGTAAATCCCTCGTGCTCCACTGTGAACTTCACTGTCATGGATTTCGATTGAGCCATCCTCACGCTTTCGCATTAAGAATACATGTCCGTAATCCGCATAAATACCTCTTGAAAAGCCCAAAAATCCTACCACCCAAATACCTACTGGTGCGGGACCTGTGTTTATACGACCAGCATTTAATTCGTTTAAGTATGCTGCTTGAGCGCTTGGCGTTCTCGACGGTGCATCAATCGCATCGTCAACATATTGCAAGCACCAACCGCTCTGTGCGCCGACATTGATATTTGGATTGTAAGTTTGTCGAACTGGCATTATTTCCTCCTAACTTGAGTTTGTTGAACTTCTTCTTTTAATTCCGTAACTGCTTTGTTTTGCTGGATTAAGTTGTTAGTTGCGTAAATAGCTAATCCGACAAGTGCGATTGCAAATAATTTCGCTAAATTGCTTGTTACGAGGCTCCAAAAGTTCATAACGCCTTCGATTTCAGTACGTTTTACATATTTTTCTTCTGATTCTTTTTCGTGTTCTGCGATGTATGTTTTTAATTGAGCCTGAGTAACGTTTGCTCGTGCGATATTCTCAATTCGCTCTAGCATGACAGTATGCTTGTCTACGCCATCCTTAATGTATTCGACCTTAGCTTGTAACGCGCCGAACTCTTTAGCTGATACTTCTGGTTGTTCGTTCATAAAAAACTGCGGTTATTCAAATTATTAGTTGAAATTACCGCAGTTTACCGTAAGCGTGACGTGATATGTTTATATTATAATATCATTTCTCATAAACATCAAGGGTCAGCTTCATCTGTCGCACAGTATAGACTTTACGACAATGCCAGGCAATAAATACATGACCACTGAAATGGACACTGGCAAAAAATGGATCAATGGAAAATCCATTTATCAAAAATCCATAACCTTTAACACGACAGGATCTGGTGCAGAAGAGACTGGAGCGAACAATGAAAACTTTAGTTATATAGACACTTTAATTTCTCTGGATGCTATCTTAAATATGCCGAACGGCGAAAGATATCCAAATAGCTACACAAACCCATCCGCGCCATCTATTCAGTATTTCCAATTAAAATTTGCTAACTGGAACAACGCCCAAGTATTGCGCTATCAGACAAGAAGCGTTGGTACAGTAACAATGACTATTTTATATACGAAAAAATAAGAAGATGTTTAAGTGGTTATAAAATTATAAATGTCGGTGAAGTTTAATCACCAGAAGTATTATTAACCCCAACAAATCTCATTGAAAATCGGCTATGCGTGGATGATCCTCCATAGTCACGGCTTTCAGAGCAGTGTGCTCGCACATCAATGACATCACCTTTCTTAAGAAGCACGTCAAAGGTATGAGATAAACGCATTAAAGTCAAGCCGTTACCACTACCAGCCACTCGTGTCATTTCCTCTAACATTACACCGTTCTTATACACCATAACTGTAGCGGTAGCTGACGGACTGTAGCCAGCTGACGTTACAGCTGCTTTAGCAGAGATTGTATAAATACCACTCACTGGCACGGTAGCTTGATGAGTACTTTTATTAAACATTTTGGCTGTATCATACTCTACCGAATTGTAATTAACTATTGATACACCTCCACCCGCAAGAGCGTCCCATTTTGAGGTAGTAGCGGCAAACATAGGCATTGTCGTAAAGTCTATATTATGCGGCATAAACTTGCCGTGATTGATGGCAATCATTTCATCTGTAATTGTAGTTGTAGAAGATTCGGTTGTGATATTAGCAATGACCGCAATAACAGCCTGCGATCCAGTAGCGCCGTCTTGCGTCACAGCCTGCCTAATCTGAGATTCAGTTGGTGCCACTGGTGTCGCAGAGGTAGGACCATAAACAACGATTAAACCGCATAATGACGGTGAGCCTGTAGTATTAGTATCTGTAGAATTTAGTGCGATATTGTCGGAATAAGCTACTACACTTGCAATGCGTTTGTTAGAGCTTGGTGCGGTAATTCTAATAACCTGCTGACCAACGATATCAAGTGCGATCAAAAAGCCACTCGGTAGTTTACCTAGCACGACATCTGGGTTATCGGTTGTTCCCCCCACTAGCACATTCATGTCGGCGACAGTGTTTCTAACAACTCCACGCCCCGAAAACAGCCCGTCAGAGTGCTGCTGTGCCCACATATTCGCTTCATACACACTGCCTCGCCCGTTCGGACGAGAGCGTAATCTAACAATTTTTCCTGGATTGGTAAAAGCCATAATTCTCCTCTTAATTGAATTACCGCAGTTTACCGTAAGCGTGACGTGATTATTTATCTGTGGATATTATATCATTATTTTATACTTTAGTAAATTTCCCTCGCACTGAGCCTGTAGCAATGACGCGAATATAGAAATCGACCTCCATAGCTGGCGCAACAATTCCAAGCATCACCGCCGCTTCGCCATCGACTTGAGGTAACTGGTAAAAAGTCATTTTGGGAAATTGTGTTGAAAAATCAGCGTTAGCTGACACTTGCGGAAATAAATCTACAAACAGAGGACCGTCTTTTGGCTTAATATCTGGAATAAATTTAATCACCACGTCAATTATACTATTCCCGCCACCACGAACATGAAATACCTGTGAAACCTGCAGAATAAAGTCGACCAACGAAGCTGCGACCGGGTATATAACTTTCCTGGAATTATTTTCATTTTCAAGCGCTCTAATCCTTGATTCTACATTCATACCTCTTATACTCCTATATTTCTCAATGTCAAATCACCATCAAGCATCGAATGAACAACGACATCATAAGTAGTAGGCTGCCACGGATCAAGCCCATATCGATAAATCACCCACTGAGCACCATGAGCATAATTTGTGCGCCTTACACGAGAAACCGAGCCTGAACTAGCCTTTAGTTCCAACTGAGCGATTGTAGGAATTCTTTTTTTAGTAGTCAATGTCACTAAAACCCTTTCGGTGCTATTAGAAGGAACGCTCCAATAACCGGATAGCGTATTTGGTATAGTCGTTATTTTTGCACTGCGAGAGTATAGTGGAATTTTAGTCGCCGCTTGATAAAAGCCTTGCTTAAGAGCCTTCGATTCACGCTCCAGCTTATCTAACCACTTTTCAAGATTCATTGAACTCTCCTCATCGACAAAGTCCCCGCGACAGGCGATATCGCCTGCACGGTTAAATCACAGTGGGCACCATCGCCGTCTGGGAAAAACCACGCAGATCCATCTATAATTATCGCGAATTTAACATAATCTTCGCCAATCTCTTTAACCTGTGACCACCAACCGTATTCATCATCAGCGTTTGGATCTCTACCTGTCGCACCTGGATATGTATGAGGGTTTTGATCATGATCGTATGACAGCTGCACCAGAGGCGGTTTTTTCACTCCGTCAGTCCTCCGAAAAATGATTTCCCATTCCGCCGTGGCTGTTTTGTCCGGCGACAAGTACTGACTAATAAAACCACTCCAGGTAGCGGTCTGTAGATTATTTTGAGCTAGCTGTCCATAATTCAACGGTGCTGCGACTTTCTGGGACCGCTGCTCACTCTCGATTGACATTAGTCGACGCGTAATATTATCATTGAACATTATTCAACCCTTTTCAGGCGTGGCGTCACAGTAGCAATGCCTTGATTATCCCAGCTCGTCTCCATCGCAATTATCCGCATCCAACCGCTAAAGTCGCTACCATCATCGTTTTCTTCCTGAAATCGAAACTCATCGCCAAGTGCTAACCCGTTATTTTCGTTAGCTGAATCTCCCCAAACAATAGGACGTCCCACCAATTTTATCTGCGGAACCAACGAATCAAAGCTGCGCTGTGCTAAGGATTTTTGAGCATATTCTGCAACTGCCGCTTGAGATTTGAGGTTTGATTGCGTTTCATAAACTCGCCAGTAGCAGTTGTCTTGAACAGCCGCATGATTGCTAGCACTAGCAAGCTCAGCAGTATCCTCACCAGTTTCAGGATTACCAACCTGCCCATTGCCAGCAATCAGTACATCACTAGCATAGTCAGCAGACTCTTCAACCGCATAGCCGCTAGCCCATAACTTGTAGACTCCGTCACTCGGATATCGTATGATGATATTTTTGCGGCTACCACGCGGTTTGAGAATATCAATAATCTGCTCGTTATGATTGTCTGGGTTGACACGAAAAACCACGTCAAATTTTCCAGTCCCCGTTTCATTATTCATCGCGTCGCATAGCGCCTTACTAACCGTCTGAAAATCATTATACTCAACAGTTTTCAACCTAAGCTCATTAACAATGCCAAATTTCCACCTGATATTCTCGCCGGCATTTTTCGCTCTTGTGATAAACTCGCTAATCAAGCTTTGAACAAAGATATGTCCAGGTGTATTTGAAAAGACACGGTGAGGTGACTTCGTGTTATTCTTGTCACACACCAAATCGCCGCTTAGCCTTGCAAAGTGTTCGAAAAACTTTAGATCTAACTGCTGGTCAGACCCATAGCCGCTGCGCGCCGGTCTAGTCGCTAAAAAACCAGAAAAGCGAGGTAGCCCGTCCACCAAAAATACCATGTGAGTTTTACCGACACGCAGTAAAGACTCTGGGTTGTCGTCCAGTCGTATTTTTGCATGTTTTTTGAATTTGGACCAGCTGATACTAAAAGTAAACTGATCAGCTGTTGCTGAATCTGACTCACTTTTCAACGATTCGCTCAGTGCTCGATTTTGAGCAAACTTATTGAAGTCGCCAATTAGCGTATCGCCAACATATAACAATAGCTTGTGTTTTTTATCTGAACTAGCCAATGACATTATTCCACTCCAACTCTGATGTTGTATCTTCACCACCTTCCACATCAAATCCAATTAAATTATTTCCCGGAGCGATTGATAGCTGACCAATGACATTCCTTGAAACGATAGCGTCATTCAGCCGCGCTTCTCCAGTCGAAAAATCAACAACAAGCGTCTGAGTTGATGATATGCTGCCATGATAAGTTGCCGACGTGTCTGTCGTATTATTCTGAATTGATGGATTGACAGCAGGACCTCGTAAAACCCAGACAGGATAAACCTTAACAGTCGAAGAAACAAATACACTGCTTAGCCCACCGCTTGCACCAGCCCAGACCTCGCCAACTGTATCAAATACTTGCCCTTTGCTGTCCCAAACCTCACCGCCAGTTGCGGCTGAGACGCGACCCAGTTTTACGTTATTTGAATACACCTCATGTCCATCACTACCTTCAGCATACTCAAACAAGACTGAGTTGCCTACTTTGAATTCAGTTGAAAATGTCGTATTGCCTTCATCTGCTGGCACAGGCAAATCTAAGCCGCTACTCCGCCAAGCCCCTTTAATAGCAAATAGCTGACCATCTCGTTTTCCATAAACCAAAGTAAATGTATGATTGGCTGCAAAAAAGCTACTAATCATACTGTATAGCTTCCAGAAGCCACTCTCTTTAGGCAAGATAAGCCCATTAATCGACTGAGTGTAAGTAGACAGTCGCTGACGAATCATTTCGCCGCCATCGGTATCGGTGTAGTCTATGTCTGAAGTGTCGAGATCTGGTCGTTGCAGTAAGCTATTGTCAGCGCTCAGTCTTACCTCAGAACCAGTAAGATCAAGACGCTCGCCATCGTCTCTTACTACTGCCACCAAGCTAAATTTACCACGTAAAGTTATCATCCCATCACCCTCCCTTTTTGCAAGGCGATTATTTTACTAATTTCGTCAGCAAGCTCTTTTGGATCACGATTATAGCCGTTGATGTTAATAGTCTGATATAACGTATTGCCAGCGCTGCCAGTCGTGTTTATGTCATTCAGCTTGTCGTAGCCAATCTTACGTGCAGATGACGCCTTAATGACATACTCGCCGTTTGAGAGTAGCATTGGAATTGAATCGCTAGTTGGACCGCCAGGACCGAATACTGGACCACCCTTAGCGCGCTTGCCTAGCTTAAAGCCGGATAAATTGACTGGGTTAGCCTTTACGCCAACTGCTTTTAGCGCATTACCGATACCAGGAATATTGATGATATTATTAATCACTTTATTCAGCGAATCTTGCAGCAAATCAATCATGCCGTCTAACAAGCCAGCAGTAAAGTTGCGTGTGATGCCATATCCAGTGCCATACCAGTCCTGTCCGCCAACAGAACTGATCAAGTTAGCGATAGAGTTGATGATTTTAGATATTCCATTCGATATAGAATCCACCACCCGCGATATAGCATTACCAGCACTTTCAATTACGCCGCCAATTGAATTGAATACGTCTGTCAGACCGCCGGCTACTGCGTTTGTAAGCGGTATGACAGCTTCATTGGTTAGTCTGATTATAGTGGTAGTAACCGCACCCAGCACGATCAAAAACGTGCCTACTAAAAACGCTGCCAGCGGGATTACTACCATATTCAGAAAATCTCTCAGCCCTGGCGATACGATGCCCAAAGCTCCGCCAATCAACAGGATTGCAGCTGCCACACCGGCAGCGGCTGCAGTGAATGACAGCACGCCCACCAGTACATCCGGCGACGCCAGCGCCTTAAAAAATCCAGCAACAGTCTCGCCTGCACCCTTGAAGAACTCTTTTACCGGCTGCCAAGCACTCTGTATGGCACCACCAGCCAAAGTCCCCATCTCCTTAAAAAAGTTAGCCATGCTCTTACCAAAAGTAAACTCTCTCGGCGCTTTCTTGACTGCGGATGATAACTTATCCACGCCACCAGCTACCGTGTCAGCAGATGCGCCGACTGCGCTGCCTGCACCCTCCATTGTTTTCGTCACAGCATCAACTGAACCTTTCGCAGCCTTCAGATCTTTGAATTTACCTATCAGCGTCTGAGCGCCGCCGATGACGCCAGTAAAAATGCCCTTACCTAGCTTTGCCCATGGCTTTAATGTATCAAGCGCAGAACGCGCACCGCCTGTAGCTATCTGCAAAGCTTTGAATCCAACAGCTAACTTTACAATATTGGCGATTAACTCTGGATTGTTTTTAGCAAAGTCAAATAGCTTGCGAATTGTATCCACAGCGTCTTTTAATCCCTGAGCTAATTCTGGCGATTGTTTTTTAATCTCCTCAAAAACAGTCTTCAGCATGCTTTTTATGACTGGTGCCAAATTCTGTAAGAATTGCTTTGCGCTGGCTAGGAATATATTAAACGACTCTTCAAAATTACCGTTTGGATCAGCTAATGACGTCAGCATATTATCAAAAGCGGCTTTAGCAGCATTAAAGCTACCGCTAATTGTCGACGACGCCTCCTTAGCTGAAGTGCCAGTAATATCAAGCTTAGTTTGAATATTATGTATAGCCTCGATAACCTTATCAAACGGAATACTGCTGACGTTTTTAGCTGTCGCCTTAAACGTCTTGCCCATCACGCCACTATCGTTAATAAGGCGTGCCATCTCACTTGCAGTACCACCATAACCCAGCTTCAAGTTGTCAAGCATGGTGTAGTTGTTCTTTGCAAATCCCTGATATGCGTACTGAATTGACTCCATTGACGTACCCATTTTATTTGCATTGTCAGCCATGTCAGTGATAGCCATGTCTGCTATCTTCGTGGCTTTAGCGGTATCACCCTTTAATCCCTGTAACAGCGACGCGGAAAAACTCGTGACAGTATCCATATACTGATTAGCCGATAACTGAGCTGTTTTGTATGCATTCTTAGCGTATTGGACCACCTCACCCGAATTCTTCTTGAAGAGTGTTTCCACGCCACCAACGAGCTGCTCATACTCAGCGAATTGCTTAACAGCATATGTAGCAATACCGCCCAGTCCGACCATCGCGCCAGCTGCTAGTGACTTAAATTTAGAGAATGCTTCATCAGACCGTTTGCCAAACTCTGAAAACGCCTCACCAAAAGCCGCTTTAGATGACGCTAAAAAACTGCTCTTAAATTTAGAGCCAAAGTTATTACTGGCACCGTCACCAGCGTCACCAAGTGCTTTCTTGACGTCGTTAGAAACCCCTTTGAGAGAGGGCTTTATCTGAATCCATGCTGTACCGATTGAAGTTGCCATAAAAAATGCGAATAAATAGTTTATTTATCCGCATTTGCCGCAAGCGTGGCGTTGTAATGATTATATTATATCATATGCTAAGGTTTTTGACAAAAGACCCCAGCCAACCTGGCTTAGTTTTCAACGCGCCAGCAGTCCGCTTGTCGGCAGCCTTAATCATCACTCGTTGACGAAATGCCGTCGGCTCTGTCATAAGCTCAAAGTTGCCCTCAAAACCAAACTCCACCACAAATTGCGCTCTCACTGTATCCAGAATACGATTCATATTCTGCATCTGGATTTGCGCTATACCTGGATTGTTGCGAAGTATGTCAGCACCGCCAGATTTATCAAGAATAAAATCTACATTTGACATATCTACATAATATCACATAGTATATTATTTTGCATTTTAAGTATACTATTGTTACAATAAATGCAAGTTTTAAGATAAAAGAGGATATTATGTCTACAGAGTTTCAAGAGAAAGCTTGTGAAAAAGCATTACGCGAATATCGCAAAAAATACTTAACAAAAAAGGAAAACCTCAACGCTGATGAATCGACAGCGCGATTGATGGTTAATAGTTTACTCAGCACTGTGCTTGGATACACGCTGATTGACGAAATAAAGACTGAACACATGATACGCGGCACCTACGTTGATTATGTCGTACAATTAAACAAGAAGATTCATTTTATTGTCGAAGCCAAAGCAACTTCTATCGATCTAAATGAACGGCACTTAAAACAAGCGGTTGACTATGCCTCAAACGAAGGTGTTGACTGGGTTATTCTGACAAATGGTCGCTGTATTGAGTTGCACCGTGTCATTTTTGAGAAGCCGATTCGCTCGCAGCGTATCTTCGCATATGACCTGACAAATCTGTCAACAATCCGCACTGCTGCTAAGCACCTGGTCAACCTTACTAAGAAATCTGTATTAAAAGGCGATCTAGATAAGTACTGGAAGCGATTTGATGCATTGACCGAAGACAATATGAGAAAAGCTATCAAGTCACCTGATGTCGTTCGCAGTTTGCGATTGTTTATTAAGAAAAAATCAACGATCAACTTCACCGACGCTGAAATTGCTAAGGCTCTTGATAAACTGATCAGCTAGTCCTGATATTGCGCGTTCGGGTTCAGCTGTTGCCATAAATCTTTTAAGTCATCCTGCTCTTCCGCTTGCTGTTTCTTACGATCTTTATCAAGCTGTTTGCGCATTTCAGCAACATACTCTGGCTCAAACTTCTTCATAGCTTTAGCAGGCTTAGCAGTTTTGCGCTTGTTCATATTATAAGTCAAGGTTGTGAGTATATTCAGCTCTTGTAGTATTTGGCTCAACGTTTCGTCGCGCCATGTCCAGCTCGCTGCTGGCACTAGCTTGCGGAAAATCCTGCTTTCTACTGGCAAATTCTCAAATAGCCTAGCATAGCGTAAGAACCCGCTTCGACGTCCGTCGGTATCCGGGCAAGCTTCTAATAAGTTTAGATGGTAATACTGTTGGAAATCAGCTTCAACTAGACTAAATTCTTCCACGAACGCCGCTGCGCTCGATTGCCAGCTTTTGGGAAGCATTCGTCCACCTTCGCAGTAATCTCTAGTAGCGCTTTCTGTGAGAAGTAACCATACTCTTTTTCGATGTAAGCACGAATGTCATCATAAACCTTATCACCACCAATCAACGCCATGTACATAGTCACTAGCTCAGAGATATTGCCAGTTCGGTGCGCTTCAGATAAGTCACTAATGAAATCGAAGTCGTCCATTAGCTGCATATTAACATTAACGGTGTATCCATCCCAAAGTTCAATTGTTTTTTTTGGCTCACTCGCCATATTATCCCTCCATAAGAATTACATGATATATATTATAACAAAAAAAACGACTATTTTGCAAGTCGTTTTTCTGCGTGTACTCTTCCTAGTCTCTAGGATTTCTTAGAGTAGTACTCCTTTACATACACCAATTTGCCAGCGGCGTCCGCAAACTTATACGCAGTCAGAGATACCGGTACAGTGATAGCATCTGAGTTGTTGAACGTCATGTCACCAGAGCGATCAGTAAACTGTGCATCGCCTAGGATTTGACGGTGACGTCGGACCCCACCGCTATTAGTCTCGATAGTTTCGCAGACAAACACACCGTGAGGTAAGATTTCACCAGTGTCATCAATGGTGATTGCGCCATCAGTTTCAATCTTGACATTGCCCTTACCATAGCGGAACTGCAAGACTGATACACGCGATGACTCTAGCAGGTTAAACGTAAAGTTACGTCCGTAGCTTGTCTGGTTGCGAGCGACAGTTTCAGGACCCCAGGCTTTAATGTCATCTCCCTCTTCTGCCGTCGTTGAAGTCAGACCATCTTCAGTCACATAACCCAGATTCACAAATTCGCTTGCGAGCGGTGTGGTGGCGTCAGTTGGTAGCGCTGTACCCAGAGGTGCCCAGTATAGAGCACCTTTCGGGTTAGGCAGACCAATCGCAATATTGCTCTTGTCGTTGCCCATGTTACGCCGCCTTTACAACAGCAAACGCCTTAGTGTCCAAAATCTGGAAGCCAAACGGCAGCTCCATGCGGATACCAATTTGGTTGTGTCCAGCCAAGTCTTTGCCTGTATTATCAAAGTCACCAGCTGTGTGAACGCGCCATTCAGCTACTCCAGCGAAGCCGAGAAGCAATTGACTCCAGTCACCAAGCACCAGCTTAGTTTTCTTGTCACGCGCAAGTTCTGGTGATGTTGCAGCAGGTTTTCCAGCCAACATATTGCCACTCAAACCGAACACACCCAACTCTGGATATTTCTTCTGGTTACCCTCGATAACTGTCGAGAGCAGCTTGGATGCATCACTTGAAATAGCCACACCGTTGATATTCTGCTCCGCCAGCTCTGTTACAGCCGTAGCAAAGTCTGTATCAAGAGTTGCCGCAGTAGTACCGGTTGTCGGGACTAGAATGCTTGAGCCAGCTTTAGTCATATAGGTGGTTAGCTCAGTGTCAACTGTGCCAGTAGATGGATTCATACCATGTAGCACGATAGTATCCAAATCTAACCCCAACGACTTTGTTAGCCAGTTGTCAACTAGGCGGCTAATAAAGTCAGCCTGTTTTGCTTCTGTCCACCGCATAAACTCTTCAGTGACGCGCTGCGAATAGACCAACTTCGCTGTCGTGAACGGCTTAGATACTACCTTGCGTCCGTTGTCAGGCTTTGCACCGCCCTCGTGGACAAGCGCACCGCGAGCGCGACCTTCCATCACGAACGGCTTGTTTTCGCCAATGTTAATAGTCGGTGTTTCAGGAACTAAAGATAATACGGCTCCTGAGAAAGTACCGCCAGTTGAGAACATCTTATCAAGCGGCTCAGCAATATCAAGTGTGTGCAGATCAGTTACTGCCATAATATTACCCTCCTTGGATAATAATTAGGTTAATTAGATTGTAACCTTTACACCTGTACGCGTCTGAATCGCGCTAGCTTTACCTGGTTGCTGTCGGTTCGGTGCGGTTGCTCCGCCGCCAAACTTCTCTTTCAAGTTATCAGCTTCTTTGCGCATATCTTCCTCTGTGCCAGTACCAAGATATTTCTCAGTGCCAGGCTTGAAGCCATACTCAGCGGCAATGGTCTTCTGTAGAATTGTCGTCTCTAAATCTTTGTTCTTCGACGTCAAATCGTCAATCTGAGGTTGATATTTTTCCTTAGCGTCTTTCTCAGCCTTTTCAGTGATAGTGTTTGTAAGTTCGTCAAGCACTGATTTTTCTACGTCTTCGCGAATCTTTGCCGATTCGTTCTTGACCCAGCGCTCGTGGCGTTCCTTAAACATATCGTCTGTGTTGACTTCTGTAAATTCGCCTGCGTCGTTTTTGGTGTAATATGTCACCCTTTTATTCCCTCCGTCAAAAGTATACGTATTCATATTATAATACATACTTTACAAAATCACAAGCCATAATTATAGTATTTATTTAGTTTTTGAATCGTTCTGTAAATTATCAACGATGCTCGTGATAACTTGATCAATTTCATTACTCGATAATCCTGCATTACGCCATACCGACCGTTGCATCACGATACCTGGCGCCACCTGCGCGACCTTATTTAGACCGTCGCCAAATTTGCTGATATCGGACCGATAAATTGGCAACCATACCGGTAAAATAGCGTCAAGCTTCTGCCGTAAATTATCGTCTATTTTCGTCACGTTATTCTTGTACATCCATAACGTCATTGCGAAGTGCTTAAGCTGATTACCGATTTCTTTCTGCCACTCAATGATCGCTTCGCGCAGATCATCGCCAACAATCTCCAGCGATTCAGGTGACTGCGGCGCGTTGCTTGACAGCCCCAAATTATTCAACGACAGCTTCGTATCAGCACAAAAATTACGCGCCGACATCAGCAGCGAATCGTTAAACGGTGCCATAGCGTGCTGTGCAAACTGCGCCACTTGCGGTATCTGACCGTTCTCGTTCGACGTAATTTTTAGGATATCGCCTGTCTGAGACTTAATAACGTCAACGTCTGTCTCATTATCGACACCCAGTAGAATATCGACTTTGGTGTTGTAGTGATACGCCGCAATAATAGCCTGCCGAACTGTACGGCTAGCGTCAATTAATGCATCGCGAGATGACCGGACCAGCACCGTCCTACCAAATGGCTGACGTGTCGTCGCCTTGTGTGTCAACATGGTCATTAGCGGTCGCCCAGTGCGATTATCGTATTGGTTCAGAGCCCCGTCCTCACACACTATAGTTTTGTCACTAAAGAATTGCATATAACTGTCGGGACCATCAGTAACGCTCGGTGTGCTACTGCGGCGGAACACCGCCACGCCAGACTTCAGGTTTTGCGTATACCAATCGTACACGCCTGTCGCCTCCAGCGCAGTAAACGGCATCACCTTGTCACCTGCCAAAGCCAAAAAGCCGATACCGCACACCAGGATGTCTTCCTTAAGGTTGTCAAACGCCTCGCGGACCTTATATTCGTCCAGTATCTCATTCAGCCCGATAGTGTCATTCTCAAACCTATCAAACCGCGTTTTGTTTGCGCGCATCTCAACAGCACGCCTACCCCAGCCGACGTGTTGCCTAGCGATTGATCGTGCAATTTTGCTCGTCTCATAGTCGCTGTAGCTGAACGTACCCTCATAGAACGGATATTTACCAACCGATTTATTAAGCTGTGAATAAACCCATTTCCAGTTATCCAGTATCATCACCTAACCCCCCTCAATAAACCAATCTGCGATTTACCAGATATCTTACTCAAACCCAGCATCTGTAGTTCGCTTTTCTTAAAATATAAGTCGCTAGCAGGATTAGTAAATGTCATGCTTTCTGAATATGGGCTTGCTGACTGTGACCATTGAGTAGCTGGTGGCGCATCCGCAGGCGTCAGCATGGCACGCTTCACGGCTGACAACACTACAAAGTCTACCGAATCAGCAAATACTTTACTAGAGTCGTTTTCGATAATCTCATCCAGATCAATATTGTTGTTCTTGGCGATCAGCCGCAACTGAGCAGATGCCGCATGAATAAGCGCCTCAGCCCGCCTTTCCTCGTCAATGTCCAAGGCTCGCCATACTTCGGCTAATTTTTCTTTAGTAGTAAAATCTTTGAGTTCTGCCATAAAAAATGCGAATAAATAGTTTATTTATCCGCATTTGCCGCAAGCGTGGCGTTGTAATGATTATATTATATCACTTTTTCTTGCTTTTGCCAGCATCTTCAGTTTCGACTTCAGTATCAGATTCAATTTCGGAGTCTTTATCATCGGAAGCCTCTATGAATTCTCCCTCTGGCTTCACTACTTCCCAAGCAGATTCAGCAATAATGGTGTCATCCATCACTTCAATTGTTTCGCCAGATTCTTTGTTACGAATAATCATTATAATACCCTCCTTTGGTTATTTACTATATTATACCATTTTATACACATGTCCACAACAGAATGTCTTAATATATCCGCTGTGCGATGCAATATCTGTCCCACCTAGACGGCGTATTTTCTTTAATCAGCGGTACAGTCGTACCAACGACGTGATACGAGTGTCCTTTGTAGTCAAACCACGCTCCATCGACAGTCTCGCTGCTCGTCTTCGGGATATGAACCATCACCTCAGGCTTGGCTGCGGTCGGCGTACTCGTCTGCGACACCAAACAATCCTTGATCGTAAAGCTCGACAGCGTGCCGTCGTCATTAGGTCTGTTCTTAAATTCAATATCTATACCGATCATAGTTATCCTTTCTTAAAATTCTTTAGCACGCCATTGCGCGAATTATAACCACTCACTTCAAACACGCAGTCACACTTGTGGTGGCGCTTGAAATCATCGCTCGTCGGATTAACATATACTCCAGCCTTTTTCTGACACCACGCGCAGTCTGGCTTACCGACATTAGCGCGCCGTGTCAACGTTGGGTGTTTTTGCATCGACTTTGCATTCTTAAAAGCTTCGTGCTGCGCCGTCGCCAACACCACATCACAATACTCTTTTATCAGCATCGCAGCAGTCTGCCGATTCAGCGCGCTGTTGCGCACGATCTTCACTGCCAGCCGTTCCGCCTGATCAGCCATCTCCACATCATATCCACTGCTTAGCATTGCCGCCGAGCCAAACACCTCGCTTGATAGCGAATACAGCTTGCCATGTAGCTCGCGACCAGTCCGCTTCAGTACATCCGCTACCAACTCTATTTTTTCATCTGGCGAAATACCCTCGCGTAAAATCGTCGCAACGACCTTGTCTATACCGCCAGACGTATCCAGCGTTATTTCTGAAAAGTCCACGCTCGTATCCCCTTGATGATGTTATCTACGGTAGCTATAACCTTTTTTGAAAACTCTGGTGTCGGTTCTAAAAACTCAGCGTCATCCATCGCCTTTAGCTCGTCAATTTT